GTGGAACTGGATCGTCTTCCGCCCGGATTGCCCAATCTTCCGCAGCGGTCTGACTGATCAGCGCGGCAGCTTCGCTGGCTGCGGCGTTAGTCTCACTGGTGGAAGCGTTACCTGCGCTGGTAGCAGCTGCCCCCTCACTGGCCAACGCAGCAGCTGCACTAGCTGAGACGGCTGTCAGGTATGACGTCGACGGGCCGATAAGTTGGAAGCGCATTGTTGTGGCGTTGTATCGAGCCTCATAGAGCCGGTCTGCTTGCAAATCCCCCGCAACCAAGGCGGAGCCATCTGCTCTTCGCAGTGGTACGGCACCAAGAGTATCCACATTAAGCGTGACTGCGCCCGTGTTTGTGACTGCGTTGCGGAACACCACCAAATCACCATCCGCGTTAGCAAGCCGTGTGTTAGGCATCGCAACAGCTTTCGCGTCGGCGGTTCCGGTGTCAGTCCCTGCAAATGCGAATGTTCCTGTCGCGATTGAGGCTGGCTGATCGGGCAGCAAGTCAAAACCTGCAACTACCCCATTCAGCTCGTTGTCGATCTCGCCGGATCTTGCCCTGGTGAACGGAATAAAATCCCCCACCCGGTTATAGTAATTGTTAGGCATCTACCGCTGTAGCCTCCGCATGTCATAGTGCAAAGTGATCCCCTGGATAACAAAAGGATTCGACACCGCATCTTCTGTGAATATCAAAAAGCCAACGTTCTCTCCGGTGCCGGTCAGATTGGCACGTGCGGTAGAGATGTTTTGTGCGTCCCAATTGAACTGATCCCAGTTCGAATCATCCCAGAATCCACCACCACCAAATATACTGATTTCTGGGATATCGACAGTAGTTAGGCTGGTCAAGCCGCTCGACACTTCTGGTGACCCGTAAGTAATGTCTGAAGAAAACTGCATGGCTACAGTGTTTTCGGCAGATAGCTCCAGGTCCACACGACGGAAACGTTTTCTATATGTCGGAGATCCGACCTGGTTAAACGCCAACCGTACATAAGCTGATATGACCCCGCCATCAAAAGACCGTCCAACGCGATCCTGATACACGTAGCCATCATCACCTGCAAAGTATGAAATCTCCTGGGAGTTTTCATCTTCTGAGTTGTATGCAATGTTGATCGCAAACGGGTATGACGCAAAACCAAACTGCACGCCTACGCGCGTCTCTGTTGAAGCTCGCTCACGGTTCACTGATCCCGCGCTCGGAACATACATGATCAGACATGAACCGTCGTTAAAGTAGGTCCGATACTGGTTGCTTTCTCGAACGATAGTCGAGTCGGTGAGCTTATTGCGCAAACTGGAAACAATAGGCTGTACGAGCTGCGACACCGTAGCTCCTGCAAAGTCACCGAAAGCATCTGTCCTGGCTATCGAGGTAATACCCAGGTCATCGAGGGCATACACCGTGTCGATCTTCTGCGTAGAGAAGAGCGCACCGCCTGTCTGCTCACCGATCAATTTAAGATTCCAGTCCGAAATATCCTGGCCAAACAGTCCACGGGTTTCACGAGTTGACGTGATGACCAGCACACCGCCGACCACTGAATTCAACCCGGTAACTTCGTCACCCATGCCGAACTCAGCTGCGCCAAGGAACCCGTTAAATACCAACGGCTCCCCTATGACTGAGTGTTGTATTGACCCGCCCGGATAAGCGAAGAACAAATAATTACGATGCTCTTCAATTAGAAAAGGTGTGTTAAACGCTGGCTGGTCTGCAAGAGCTGTCTGTGGGAAGAGAATCGGAGACACGACGTTATTTTCGTCAATCTCGAATCCTGGATCGACGCCGTTACATCCATAAGTTCGGAAAGTCGAAGACGCGCCGAAAAAGTTATGGTTAACGAACCGATACACGCCGCCGTTGCTGAACGCAAAAGTAGCATTGGCACCGTCTGCGTCTGCTCGGTCTGTGCCGCCTACCTGGAGCTTTTCGTTGTCACTGAACGGTCCACCTGCAACACCAGTGAGCACAAGATATCCTGCCGCGTCATTAGTGCCCGTAGCGCCTGAATGCAGGACTACCCGGTGTACCGTGCCCGTTGCGCCACTTGTACCTCCTGTTACCGTATCACCTTCAACTGGTAACGCTGCTGCCGCACCGCCGCCGCCTGCATCAAAGAAAATGTACTCAGCCATGGTGACGCCAGTGGTAGTCCAACCGGCGGCACTGGAGAGATGAAGAATCCCGGCTGTCGCTCCGACGTTATCTCGTATCGCGTAGACGTTAGACCCGCGTTGCCAGATCCCGCGAACAGGGTTAGCCCCTGGGACTACATCAATGTCCGCTCGGTACTCGTCTTCTGTGGCAAGCTGAAATGTCTGCTCTGTCGCTTCGTCGATTGCCTGGCTGGGAGTAGGGATGTTGGTGATCGTGTACGCTGAGGTATTGCACGTCTCGCTTACAAATGTGCCGGTGACCTTGGTGACTGCTACCGAAAGTCCAGATATCGCGACGACTAATCCTATCGCGCCAGACGTATCCCCTGTTAGCAAGGTGGTGCCAACGACGATGCCTGCAACTGTATCGAGGTCAAACCCAACAAATGTTTGAAGGTGCGGTTTAGGTCGTCCGTCAAACCGCTCGAAGCCGTCGATGCGCCGATATCCGCCGTTGTACCACGGCTCATAGTTGACCATCGCCAAAGCTCGGCCGGGGTTTACCGAGAGTGCAGGTGTTACGACATCGAGGCCACCACCCAACGGGTAGTAGCTGGCTTTTGTTGGATTTCTTCTGGCCATGCGCTAACTCGCGATGACTTCAAAGAATCCTTCGCTGGCCTTGTATCGAGAGCTTTTCTCGTTGGGCAACTGAAGTGATTCTAATCGTCCGAGAAACTCGCTGTAGATTTCCAGACCTTGGTCTTTAATCTCTTGCGCGTTCTCGAAGTTTCCGTAAAGCACTTCCGCCCGAGCCACTATTATAAAGTGGAACTCTTCAGGGATAACGCTTACGTCACTATCAGCCGCCAGCACGGTGGGCTTAACAAAATGGTCAGCCGTAATTGTGTACACTGCATCCGGGACCGGATCAAACCGGAGCGAATTGTCAGGCATTATTAGTACACGAGACGGCTTACCCTCTACGGTGAGATCGAAAGTATCATGGCGTGCCTTATACCACTCTTCGACGGGTATCTGATCGCCATCAATTCTGAAAGTACCCCAGTCCCACATCTGCACCGTTGCAGGCGCTGCGTAGTCACGAGTTGAAGCAACTGTATCTACTGTGAAACTGAAATCTATCAAAAACTTCCAGTCATGCCAGAGCTGCTGGATGTATAGGTCTGACTGCTTAATCCATTGAACCAGCCGTAGATTTTCACCACGCTGACCCACAACAGTGGTAGGCGCGTTACCTGCCGCACCCACTTCCCGATGTAAGTCTTGAACCAGTTCAATGTATGTACTCATCCAAGCAAATCCTCAGCTGCACGTGCTCGTGCATTTTCTTGACGTGTCTCCGCAACAGCATCTGGCAGTGATCCAACATGGAGTTCATCAAGACCTAAGTCTGGACGCACTTGTTTGCCTTCGCCTTTGCGCAGCTTCTTCACACCCATCCTAACTTTCGGTGGTTTCGGCTCTTCAGCTACTGGGTTGCCTTGCGGATCGTAGTAGTAGCCGTTCTGCTTAAACCTGTATTTTTTGTGCGCGTGAACTTCGGTAAAAGGTTTGTCTGGGTTAAACGCGGGTGCGCCTTCAATTGACATGAGGCATCCCCTTTCCATACGTGACAGTTCCGCTCACGTTTTTCATGTTTACGCGGCGGTCCAACTTCTCAGCTTTGTTAGTTTCGCGCACAAAGTCTTTAGCAGGGTCCAGTACGGCCTCTCCAAGCATCTTTTCGTGCATGACCTCAACAGCTTTTTTTCGCTCTTTTGGATCTTTCGCTCCCAAACCTTTTATAGTGTGGGAAGACTGATCCGCCTCTTCCACGGGTTCAACCGTGCTTTCTGGTAGGGTGTCTTCGCTCAATGGATTACTCCTGGGGTTCTGTTTCGGGTTCATCCGCTAAGATGTCTTCCTCGACAGCTTCAACGGCTTCGACAGCTTCTGCTGTATCAGTAGCTTCGCCTGGTCCACGTCCGCGCGCCTCTTTACGGGCCATCGCTTCAGCTTTCATACGCTGACCGTGGGGTACTTTACCCATTCCTGGGCGACCAATTGTTTCAGTCATTAGTGTCTCCGGTGTGGGTAGTCGCCGCGCTTCACGTCATGCGGTGCTGGGCGGTCTTCATACCGCGTAACGTCCGACCGAACCACATCCATGTACGCCTCTGACGTATTTTCATAGGTGGTGTCGATAGCCATACGGTGATTGCAACCTTCTTCCAGCGAGCATTCAGATGCGAAAAACCGACCTTCAACTGACTGACTGATCATGTTTTCCATGTCCATCTCTGGCATAGCTAACGCGTCATCAGTGTAGTTGTTGACCGATCCATCTGCGGTTTGAACTACCGGGATAGATTTTTTCATGGATTTCTCCTGGTAATGCAGCTTGGGGAGCCGAAGCTCCCCTCACTGGAAAAGTTAGCAGATCTCGAAAGAGTTACCTTTCTCGCTCACGCTTCCTTTCTTGCCCGGATTCATGTCTACACGCTCAGTAGCGTTTCCGGTGACGGGATCACGGTCGTAATCAATCCCAATTTCCGATGCTGTTTCAGAATCGAAAGTTGAGTGTGAAGACAAACCGTAGCTCACGCCAACGGATTCCTTACGCATATAGCTACCACGAATTGTGGATGCTTTATGTGCTGGAGCGTTGTAGTTACCCAGATCTCCTGCGCCTTTGTTATCCATTACTGGATCTCCTATATCTTTTGACGGCTAAGCGGCTTGCTTAGAACCAGTCAACGGTTACGATCAAGTCGGCCGCACCGGCGGTAGAACCACCGTCGGACGCAACTTCAGCCACTGTATCAGCATCCAGCTCAACATCGTTAACGCCAGCTACTTGCGCAGCACCTGCCGCGCGTACCTCAGCTGCTGTCATAGCACCACCATCATTGGCGGATGCGACAGGAACTGAGATAGAAGCAGGCAGTACCGCAGCGTTGTTGCCGACAGTTACAAGGCTTGCAGCCACTGTAGTACCAGTAGTAACGATGTACTCGATGCCGCGAACACGGCCAGTCTTACCGGCTGGGCCGATAAATCGACCTACAACGGCAGCGGCTGACAAAGTTGCAGCGGGGAACCGATATACGCGGGTGTCCGCGTTGTCGTAAAAATTACCAGACATAACGAATCTCCCTTTAACCTAGTGAGTCCCACTTGATGATGCGGCTTTGAGCTGCGGTCGTGTGAACGATCCCGTAACCTAATGCTGCGTACCAAGCGATACCACGTGAGCGACCATAATCGGTCGGAATCTTACCCCGAATTTCTTCCGGAATGGCGAATGCTTCAACAACGGTGTCAGCACCGAAGAAGAAAATTTCGTCAGATAAGGCGTTAGACCAACCAGCCGAGGGGATGTTGGTTTGTTCTACGAAACGGATGCCCTCATAGCGGCCTTTCTCACCGTTCATGATCACGTGCCAGCCTTCGCTAACGTACTGGTGAATTGCTTCCAGATCGTCTTTGAAGTCACGGAACGTGGTCGGACGGCCAATACCGAAGTAGTTGTTACCGTCGAACGTTGGGATTTCCCGCTCAGCCATAATGTCTGCAATAGACTTGGCGTGCAGGTTGCCGAACGCAATGTTGTTGGTGCCAGGTGCAACACCGTTGGTGTTGAGATCCAGCGCCTGCGTATCGTTACCCGAAGTTGGCGTGACACGTAGCAAACAGTTATCAAACTGGTTGTACGCGGCAGTGTCCAACGTCTTACGGGCATCGTTTTTCAGAACTTTATGAATCACTTCAGTCACAGGATGTTCTGACAAGTCATCCAACTTCTTGGTAAAGGGCACAGAGTTACCGTACTCAGTCACCGTCAGTGCTGCCTGGACGATGGAGAAGTTAGTTTCAGGCATCTGATCGGTTTCGTTCAGCGTGCCGCCATCTGTAGCTACATCGAGGTAGACGTTCCAATTGAAAGTATCACCTTTGCCCAGTCCGAATGCTTCACGAGCATCACAGAATTGACGAAAGCGAACCATGGGTTGAAGTGCTGTTCTCAGCTTACGGCTGAGGTTCGGTGACCACATGTAACCACCGAGTGCGTCTGTCTGCCATACTTGGCCTGGCATACGTATTCTCCTTAAGTTAAGTCGGCTGATTCCTCGAAGCTCGGATTTCAGCTAATGCTTCGCTGGGAGTTTGAGGTTTAACCTCTTGCTCTTCCGGCTGCACGCCTGTCCTCGCTTTGGGAAGCGGCCTTAAATTTGATTTTGCTTGTTGACGATCAGCGTCGGGTGCTGGGTCGTTAGTTGGGTCTGCTTTTGGCGGGTCCGCTAAAACCTGCTTCGACTTAATCACAACGTTACGTGCCCTCTTTCCGGCTTCCATCATTACTTGTTGCGGA